AAGCCGAGCAGGTCGTTACGGCTCAGGCGCAATGGGTCAGCTACAGGATCGTGCGGCAGGTACATTTGCTAGTGCATTGACGGATACGGCAGGTAAACTAGCCTATCAGAATTACGATGCCGAACGAGCACGCCAAGAGGCTGCAATGGGTAACATTGGTAACTTGTATGGTGCTGATTACGCCCGTCAATTACAAGCCGCACAGCTATCTCCTGCGCTTGCACAAGCTGACTATCAAGACATTAGCCAACTATACCAAGTTGGTCAGGCTCAAGAAAGCTATCAGCAAGCAGCACTTGCGGACGCTATGCAGCGTTACAACTTTGAGCAGAATGTGCCCGCAGCCAAGCTACAGAGCTTCCTATCGGCGGCTTATGGCGCTCCTATGGGGCAACAAACCACACAGCCTATCTATCGCAATCAAGCAGCCAATATACTTGGTGGTGGTGCATTAGGTGCGGCTTTAGGTGGCTCAAATTACGGACAATTAGGTGGCGCTATCGGCGCTGGCGCTGGTTTACTTGGACTCTTAGGACCATAATCATGTCAGGAATGTTTAATCCAGATGGTACTGTAGACGCATCTAAACTTGAGAATATGACTCAGGAAGATGTAATGAAAATGATAGCAGCGCAGCGAGCACAGCAGACTCAAAGCGGATTGATGCAACAGGCTATGCAGATGCAAAACCAAAAGATGCAAGGTCAAGCACCTGCGCCACAAATTAGGCGTGGTCAAGCACCACAGATTATGTCTCCGTATGAGGAGCTTATGAAACTACAGCAGATGCAGTCGATGCGTCAGCGCCCACAATCTTTACTCTGAGGTAGACATGGCAGATTTTATGAGCGGATTACTTGGGCTTGGGTCAGACCAAGACCCTATGGAGCGAGCAAAGCAAGCAGGATTGTTAGGACTTGGCGCAACATTGTTACAGGGTGGCGCTCCGTCCCTTACCCCTACATCCTTGGGTAGCGTATTAGGACAAGGCGTAATGGCAGGACAGCAAGCCTCGCAACAAGCCCTACAACAAGCACGCCAACAGGCTATCCAACAGGAAATGATGGGTACGATGGGCGGCGGTGTTGGTGGTGCGGGTGGAGACACTCAGGCACAGATCGCCAAGTTGCAAAAGATGGCTCTGCTTGACCCTAAAAACCAAGCGGCTTACCTCAAGATTGCTGAGCAATTACAAGGTAAAACTGCTGCGTTTACGGGTGAAACTGCTAACGCAGCGCTTAATCTGTTTGGTACGGCAGATGTGTCTAAACTAACACCTCAACAAAGACAGCAAGCTACTGAAGCTGCTGACGCTGCAAGGATGCGTACAGCTAGTGCTTCTGCTCCACGCATGAGTGTTAACACATCTGACCCTACGGCTGTTGCTCGTGAAATTCGTGCTATTACAAACGATTACGATACTCGTATGGCTGACGCACAAAAGATTGCTAAGACATATACAGTAATGCAAAACTCAGTAGATAATCCATCTCCTGCTGGTGATATTTCTCTTGTGTTTAACTACTTTAAGACGATTGACCCTGCGTCTACTGTCCGAGAGGGTGAATACGCCACAATCATTAACTCTGGTTCTGTTCCTGATCGTATCAAGAATTACGCACGACAATTACAGGATGGCACAAAGTTAAATGATGCTCAACGTAATGATTTGTTAAATACCGCAAAACAAAACGTATTAGCCCTTGCTCCGCAAGTTAACCAAACGGTTAATACCTACCGTAGTTTGGTGTCCTCTCTTAAAGAAGACCCAGATAAGATTATCCGTAACCCATTTGCAGATATTCTTGTGCCTCAACGTGGCGGCACTCCTGCGCCATCCGCAGCACCAAGCACCACGAGAGAGCCTCGTAGGCGCTGGAATCCACAAACGGGAGCGTTTGAATAATGGAAGACGATATTGTTATTGATGTGCCTGGGTATGGTGAGGTAGCTTTCCCCAAAGGTACTTCGGATGCGGAAATAATTAAAGCGTTAAAAAGCCTTACAGCGAGACCGCCTGAGCAAGCACCACAAGCTGCCCCTGCGCCACAAGCACCACAAGTTGCCCCACAAGCCGCACCTGTAGCACGCACGCCTGTAGCAGTAGCACCAAAGCCTGTAGCGGAAGCTCCACAAATAGTACAGACAGCTCCTCCGCCCACTTTGTTTGCGCCAAGACGTAGCGCAGAGCAAGTCAGACAGGATAAGCTAGGTTATGTAGAATCTGCTGAAATGGGTGCAAGTCCATCTGCTGCCTTGGTTGCTGGTACGCAGACACAAAAAACACAGGCTATTACTGAGTTTGCAAAGGCTCGTGGTATCCCTGAAAGCCGCTATCGTGTTGTAAACGGTAATATTGTTTACCAAGCGGATGATGGCAATTATTACGCAGAAGTCCCAGGCTTGTTTAAAAAGCCCATGACCTCGTTAGCGTATAACGCACCAGATGTAGCAGAAGCAATCCCTAGCGTTATTGCAGGTTTGTCTACTGTTCCTATGCTAATGACGGGAGTGCCTGGTGCTTTAGGTAGCGCAGCAATTACTGGAGGCGTATCGTCTTTAGCTAACGCTGCTCGACAAGGTGTTGCGGGACTATTGGCGGGTGAAGAGCGTCCATTAGATATTCCACAAGTTGCTACTAGTGGATTATTGGATGCTGCTACGCAAATGATTCCGGCAGGTAAGTTAGCCATGTATAACCGTAGGGTTGCTACAGACATTAACAAACTTGATCCTGCTGCCGTAAATGAGTTAAATCGTTTGGCACAAGAACGAGGGATTACACTTACCCCTGCTGAAATGACAAACCTTAGCTCGCTCAAAGCACAGCAAAAGGTATTGGGCAATATCCCTGAAAGTGGCGATACATTAGCTAAGTTTTACGAGAAGCGTTATACGCAACAGATTCAACCTGCGGTAGATGATTTCTTGACAACTATCAGCAAGGTAGATGACCCAATGACTGCGGGATTTAGTGGACAAAAAGCGCTACAGGATCAACTTGCCAACCTTAAGTTAGTCCGTGAAAAAGAAACCGAGCCATTATATACAGCAGCTTTTGCCTCGTCCGTTCCTGTTGATATTAAGCCTGTTGTTGCACAATTAGACAATATGCTTAACATTGCTAAGGGTGACGAGAAGCGTGCGCTTGAGCGTATTAAATCTAACCTATATCGGGAAAAGACAACGCTTGATGCAAACGGTAATGAGGTAGTTAGCAAGGTTCTAGAGGATCGTTTACCTGCCCTACAACGTGTCAAGTTTGATATTGACGCAATGCTAAAGGGTGATGCTGCCGGATCAATGGATCAGGTCGTATTGCGTGATCTTGGTAAGATTAAAGATGATCTATTGGCACGCATGGGTAAAGACAATCCTGCTTATCTAGATGCTAATGCAGCGTTTGAGATTGCTTCAGCGCCCATTAACGAGTTTACAAAAAGACGTACAGGTACATCCCTTGTAAACATCGGTCAAGACAATCTGGATCAATTTGCCTCAAAAGTGTTTGAAGGCTCTCCTCAGACAGTTAGTTACGTTAAAAAGCAAATACAAGAATCCAACCCTGAAGCATGGAACGAGGTAACTCGTGCTTACTTGCAGCAGAGTTGGGAGAAGGCTATGTCGGTTACGCCAGGCGCTAAAGAGTTACCAATAGACGCAGGTGCAGCGTGGCGCAATATGTTGTTAGGTGATATTAAAACTCAGCGCAAATTACAGGAAGCATTACCTCCTGAGCAATTTACTGCTCTTAAAGACCTGACAACGGTTCTGGAGGCTGCGGGTAAGGTCAAGAAGATTGGCTCTGACACGGCTTATAACCAAAAGATTATTGCTAACCTAGAAAACAAAGCCCCTGGCGTATTTGCTGAAATGGGCAGACTTGCAGGTGGCGCAATTAGTCCGCAGAGATGGGGTCAGTTCATTAGCGATTGGGCTGGAGAGCGTGCATTTGCTAAAAATGCAGACACTTTGGCGAACATTATTACCGAACCAATGGGCATACTAAAGTTACGGGAGTTGCGTAAAATGTCACCTACTAGCGTAGAGTTTTGGTCTGGCATGTCTCAATTAGCCGTAGATTACTCTAAGTCTGAAATACAAGACTTTTTTGGTAATTACGGAACAGTTAAACAGTAATAAGGAATAAACATGGCACGCACAAAAATTAGTGAGTTCAGCGCAACACCAGGCGATAACACCGACATTGACGGTATCGACATTGCAGAAGGCTGCGCTCCATCCGGTATTAACAATGCTATCCGTGAGCTTATGGCTCAGCTAAAGGATATGCAGACAGGCACATCGGGCGATACTTTTACGCTTACTACCGTTAACTCTACTACTGTAGACACCACAAACTTAGAGGCTACAAACCTTAAGGCTAAGGACGGTACGGCTGCGGGTTCTATTGCTGACGCTACGGGTGTAGTAACACTAGCCTCGTCCGTACTTACCACGGCAGATATTAACGGCGGTACGGTAGACGGTACTACTATCGGCGCTACAACCCCATCTACTGTAGTAGCTACGCAAGTAGACATTACAGCCCAAGGTGATCTACGCCTACAGGACACGACAGGAGGGCAGTATGTAGCCCTACAAGCGCCTGGTACGATTGCTACTAGCTACACCCTTACCTTGCCCGTAGATGACGGTACAAGCGGTCAGGCTTTGATTACAGACGGATCAGGCGTGTTGTCTTGGTCTAGCGCTGCATCGGGCGATGTGTACGGTCCTGCATCGGCCACGGATAACGCTGTAGCTCGGTTTGACTTAACGACAGGCAAGATTATTCAGGACTCTGTTGTCACGATTGCTGACACCACGGGAAACATGGCAGGAGTTGGTACGCTTGGTGTTGGTGCTATTACAACTTCAGGCGCTTTAACATACGGTGGAGTCACGCTTAACAACGCTGTAACAGGCACGGGCAACATGGTGCTGTCCACCTCCCCAACTTTGGTAACTCCCGTCCTTGGCACGCCATCAAGCGGCACTCTAACGAATGCAACGGGCTTGCCACTTACGACAGGCGTGACTGGTACGTTACCTGTTGCTAATGGTGGCACAGGCACAGCTACAGCGTTCACAGCGGGTTCTGTAGTGTTTGCAGGTGCGTCTGGTGTTTACTCTCAAGACAATGCGTCTTTGTTTTACGACGATACAAATGATAGGTTAGGTATTGGAACAACAACTCCAAGCTATCGTTTAGATGTTACCCGTAACGGTGGTGGTGGCGATAACGCGCAAATTGCAAGAATTACAGATTCAAACACATCAAACAGCGTTGGGCCTTTGCATTTAACCCTTGGCGCAACAAACCATTTTGCTGGTAATCCTGGCATGGTTTTGGCGGGAACAAACGGAATTGCTTTAGCGGTTGGTGATGGGTCTGACTTAGCTGGACAACGCAAATTAACCATCGACTCCTCTGGCAACGTGGGGATTGGTACGGCTTCGCCAAACCAAAAACTTCAAGTGGTTGGCTCTAACAGCACAGGGTTTGCTGGTGCAACTTTACAGAACAGCAATACCAACGTAGGACTTGCAGGAGTCCAATTTTCCTCTGACACAACATATTCAAAGTCTGCAATAGCGCAAGTTCGTGAAAGTCCAAACGGTGCTGGCCCTCTTGTTTTTTATGTAGATTCAGCTACAGACGCAGCAGATTGGTCTGCGGGCGATGAAAAGATGCGGATCAGTGCCGCTGGCAACTTGCTGGTGGGGACTACGACTCATGCTGATAATGCTAAAGCAATTATAAGTTTTACTGGCGGAAGTTCTGCAAGTCGTGGACTTGTAATGACTTCTGGTTCAACAGCGTCTACGGCAATGATTGCTTTTAAAAACCCTAACGGATACGCTCAAGGCGAGATTTTAACTTCTGGGTCAACAACTTCATACAACACATCATCAGACTATCGCCTTAAAGAAAACGTACAACCCATGATAGGTGCGCTTGAGAAAGTCGCATCACTTAAACCCGTTACCTACACATGGAAAGCAGACGGGTCTAACGGTCAAGGCTTTATCGCTCACGAACTGCAAGCCGTAGTCCCCGATTGCGTTACAGGAACTAAAGATGCGGTAGACGCTGAAGGTAAACCACAATACCAAGGCGTAGATACCTCGTTCCTTGTGGCTACTCTCACCGCTGCTATCCAAGAACAACAAGCCCTAATCCAAAACCTTACAACCCGTTTAACCGCACTAGAGGCAATCTAATATGTCTACTATCACATGGCAAATTGAACAACTCTCCTGTATCCCACAGGAAGAAGGGCAGACTGACGTAGTAATCTCCGTAGCATGGCGTGTAAACGGCGTAGATGATACGTCTGGCACACCCCTATACGCTACGGTCTACGGCTCACAAACACTTAACCCATACACACCTAAGTCACCATTTACGCCTTACGCTGACCTTACACTAGCGCAAGTGGTGGGCTGGGTGCAGGACATGATGGGTTCTGAGCAAGTAGCAGCGATCAACGCTAACATTGAGCAGCAGATTGAGAATCAGGTTAATCCTCCTATCGTTACACCACCATTACCTTGGTCAGCATAATGAAAGACATGACAATCAGCATTGAGCTTGCAAACGCTATTCTTGGCTACCTTGGCACTCGTCCATACGGTGAGGTATTCCAATTGATACAAGCCATGCAAGCGGCAACACCGAAAGATATTGTTCAGACAAATGATGAATAGTATTAAGAATGTGTTATAAATACCCGCTACGGCGGGTTTTTCTTGTGAGCAAACGATGGAAAAAGATGTTACACACCGAGAGATTTACGACCGCTTAGTGGCTGTTGAAGTAAAAGTAGACAGGTTAACCGAGAGTACAGCAGAAGTAGTAAGCGCCTTTGGAGCAGCTAAGGGTGCATTTATAGTCCTAGATTGGATTGCCAAGATTGCTAAACCTATCCTATGGGTAGCAGGGTTTGGGGCGGTGATAGTAGCTCTGTATGAACGGTTTAAACCATAGGATTAAACATGAAAAGCCCCAAGCTAGTGATAGTCAAATGGATAGACGCATACCACCTAGACGGATGGATGTTTGGGGAAAATACAGAGATTACCGCAGAGCCTTGTTGGTCTACAGGGTTTCTCGTTAAGCAGAATAAGAAAGGCGTGATGCTTGCACAAACTTGGTTTCCCGAGGATTGCGCTAACCTTATCTTCATTCCAAAAGGGATGATTCAAAAGATTACCAAGCTAGGTGATCTAAAAACTTGAGGGCTATATGCCAACACCACCCATAGCAGATAAGTTGCTTGCCGAGGCTTGGAACGCTTTACAAGAGGCTCCTAGTAAACAAGCTGCGGCAAATGCTCTAAAGATTCCGGTTACTACTTTGTCACATCGGCTAAACGCATACAAGATGCGTTTTCCTAATGGCGATACATATAAACCTGAATTCACGGTATCTAACCTGCCGGACGATGACATAGATGTCGAGGACTTGGTTGAGCACCGGATTAAGCAGTTTGAAAAGAAAAAGCGACACCAAGAGGCTACTAAACTTATTCCGATAAAGGTACACATCCCAGGCGTGATCGGGATTCTCCACTTTGGAGACCCTCATGTGGACGATGACGGCACAGACCTAGACGCAATACGCCAACACGGGGATTTAACGCACCTAGAAGGCATTTGGGGTGCTAACGTAGGCGATACCACTAACAACTGGGTTGGACGCTTGGCGAGGCTGTATGCTAACCAAAGCACCTCCGCAGATCAAGCATGGAAACTAGCTGAGTGGTTCATACACCGCACTCGATGGCTGTATATGATCGGTGGAAACCATGACGCATGGTCAGGCTCTAGCGATCCTATTAAGTGGATCAGCAAGCAGTCTAATACCCTGTATCAATCAAGTGAGTGCCGTATCGGTCTACGCTTTCCAAACAAGCGGGAGATTATCGTTAATGCTCGGCATGATTTTGCCGGACATTCACAATGGAATCCTACACACGGGCAGATGAAAGCGGCGCAAATGGGTATGCGTGACCACATTATGATTAGTGGACACAAACACACCTCCGGCTACGGGTTGATTAAAGACCCGTCTACAGGCAAGGTCTGCCATGCTATCCAAGTTGCAAGCTACAAGATTTTTGACAGTTACGCAAAAGAGCGTGGTTTTAGGGATCAGTCTCTCTCCCCTGCTTGTATGACAGTTATTAACCCTGATTTACCTCAAGATCACCCAGACATGGTTAAAGTGTTTTGGGACCCGTTTGAGGGTGCAGACTTTGTTAAATGGAAGCGTAAGAAAAAATGAGCTTTGACATAGCTATCGAGCGAGTCTTGGGACATGAGGGCGGTTACGCCAATATCAAGGAAGATTTGGGCGGCGAGACCAATTGGGGTGTAACTATCGGCACAGCACGAGAGAATGGCTTTCATGGTGACATGAAGACCATGAACCGTAACGAGGCGATAGTTATCTACAAGCGTGCCTTTTGGGATAAAAATAGGTGCGGCGAGATGCCATTTCCTATTGCATACCAATTCTTTGATGGCTGTGTAAACCACGGCGCAGGTAATGCCGCTAAATGGCTTCAGAAAGCCGTAGGCGCTGTTCCTGACGGAAGTGTAGGTAACGAGACCCTTTCTAAAACAAATGCGTCTAATGTCACGAGAACCGTTTTTAAGATGATGGCAGACCGCCTAAACTTTTACACGGTAAATAGTACATGGGAAAGTTTTGGGCGTGGCTGGATTAACCGGATGGCAGGAAATGCAAGATACGCCTCAATCGACCTTACCGGATACTGACCGCTGGCGCAATCGGCGCAAGATGGCTTGGCTATCCATGTTGGGCGGTCTATTCTTTCCCTTGCTTATCTTGGCTACAGAATCGGCTACATTGGGGCAGATTGCCCTACCTTTCTACGGGTTTGTAGGGGCTGTAGTAGCGGCTTATATAGGGTTTGCGACATACGATGACATACATATTAAACCTGCTAACAAACCTTAACTCTACGCTTGTAGCTATTGTCTTAGCATTTGGTCTAGGCTCTGCGTCTGGTTGGTATCTGACCGCAGAGTACAAAAACAACAAGCACGAGGCTATGGTCGGCAAGATGCAAAACGAGGCTAATATTGCATTGCGTCAGGCTGTGGATAAGTTGATTGAAACCGAGCGTAATAACGCCAAGTTAGCAAACGAGATAGAGGTAAGCCATGTTGAAAACCGTAAAAAGCTCGATGATCTATTTGCTGACAATCTTAGGCTTGCTAGTGAGTATGCAGGGATGTACGACCGTTACGCCACCAATAGTTGCTCCGTGTCCGGCAAACCCGATACCTCCGGCAATCCTAACAACGCCACCTCCGGCGCAAGACTTTCAGATCAGGCTTCGGGATTTCTTCTTAACGAGTCCCGCAGGGCAGATGAAGCAGCCGCTTACGCAGCCGCCTGTTACGAATGGGTCAAGAAACTAAAGTAGTCCTGGCTGATAACGCCTGAATCTTTTGCCACTTGGCAATTACCTCTTGATCCTCGCTCGCAGGAATCCATCCTTGCAAACGCCAGCGATTAGTAATACAAGTGCCGATTGGCGTGTAGACAAACTCAGGGTTAAGTAGTTGTGCTTCCATCTTGCTCTCCTAGTTTCTTGGATAGTTTGCGGTGTGCTTCTTCCAAGTTGTTTGTAAACTTTTTTGGTGACATTCTTACAAAGTGCGCCACATGATTTATGTTGTGGTACGGAAAACTAATATAGCGTGCCTTTACAACGGTACGCAAATCCGTACGCAATCCACACACGGCTATCTCTACTAAGTTAGCATCGAGCACATCTGGCTCAATCTTATCCTCCGGCTCTTCATCCCAAACCGATCCCGTCTCGGGCGTATACATACGCTCGGCAGACCTACAATGGTTATCTGGTTGTGGACCAGTAGCACCCTGCATGGCAAACGACCAGTTAACAAGTCTGTCTTTTAAGCTCATAGCTTTATCTTCCCCGAGGTAAACAGCCAAGCGATAGTAGAATTGTGTGCATTTTGCCACATTTGTTTACGTTCGTCTTTGCTCATGGCTTTACCTTGGTCTAGCTCTGAATGACACCTAAAGCACAATGCTGCTATCTTGTAGTCGTGAGCCTTAATCCCCATACCCTTACCATCTTCCGACCAATTGCTATGAGCTGAAATTACAGTCCCGTCCTCTGCTCCGCAATGCTGACAGGGTGACTGTCTGACAACCTCAAGCAGTTTCTTGTTTCGATAGTTTCCACGCACGATACACAGCTCCCTCTAATATTTCTGCGGCTTGATCGCCACGTTTAGTTCTAATCCTGCCCAAGTAGGCAGTACGAGACTTTTTGTCCTTTAGACCTAATACATGGCGAGCCTCACACTCTAGCCGCCACTCCTCCGACCAAGTATCTACAGGTGCGTCATCCATACCGAGGCTACATCCCTGCGTGGGGTAAATGGCTGTTTAGCTGCTAACAGTCTTTCCTTTCTGCGCTCCGTAGCGTACTTAACGGGAGGCTTCTCAGCATCCACCTCGTTTCCTGCTGCATACCAAGGGCGCAAGCAATTGCGCTTGTCGGGACGGTACTCCTTTACATATATGAGCATAGCTTCGTGCAAGTTAGTCAGAATTTGCTGTATGTGCCTTGGCGAAAGCTCAAAGTTCCTAGCTACGGATTCTAAATTTATGGGACTTTGTTCCGTAACAATCTTGAGCACCAAAGAGTAAGTATTGTGTGTCATAGGCAGCTTGTCATACATCCTGTTGGTGTGCAGCAAGTTGTACACACAGTTACTTTTGTTCCAGTTACAAAGGTAGACGAGAAGCAACGTGCGTAGACTGTCGTACTGGATACTATTAGCGCAATGGCTAGTATTGTTTTCATAATCATTCCTTGTTTGAGTGATAAAACGCCATGACTTGCTCTATAAACTCACTAAACTGCTCTTTCGTAAGGTCTGCCGTACTAGGCTCGGCTTCCACGATATGACCGTAGGGTAGCTCTATGATGCGCCCAGGCAGGAATCTTTCCTTAAAGTATTTATGCCAAACGGTAGCCAAATACTGTTTACCGTCTATCTTTACATTTTCCGACAGGTCATGCAGGGTAGCCCAATACAAGGCGTTTTGATCCTTTGTACGGCTAGGCTCTCGCACCTCTACTACCCACCCATCGGGTGATATGTCTATAATGTGCTTAACCCTAGACCTGTCTGCGGTAAGGGTAAACTTTACTCTCTCCATTTGGCTTTCCCCACAAGCTCGCCATCTTGCTTGATAAACCTCGCCAAAGGTTTTGCACATCTTTGGTCTTTTATCATCTTTGCCTGATACTCCGGTGTACAGTCGGCGCAGATATGCGAGCCGCCTGGGTTGCTCTGCCTAGCGGCTGCTTTCCACAAGCTATATTGCGCCAAACTGTCAAAGCACAACGGATGGGTATTCTTAATCATTTGTCTCGCCTAACGCTACGGCAATTTCCGCAAACAGTTCTAGTGGATATTCAAGCTCAAACTCATCGCACAAGAGCGCAATGAATTGTCTGCACCCTCTAAGCAATTCTTGCATCTCTGAGGCTCTCATCTCAACTTATCACCCTTTTGGCAGCGGTCATAAAACTCACATTCCCGAGGGCTGATACAGTTTGTACACGCATCGTCTGAATCACGAATAGACTGCAAGATTGCAATAGCTGCCGTTATATCTAGCTTGCTACCCGTTTGCAAAAATTCTATTGTTGTCTTTATTTTGTCTGCTTTGCCCATGATTCATCCTCCGTAAGTGTTTCAATTAACTTATCGAGATAATGCCTAGCTTTTTGTAAATCTTCTACCCCGTGTTTACCCTTATATCGTGTTACATATTTGATTATGTTGCCCTCTAGGTATCCTAGATTGTTTTGGATAATGTAATCCCACGGCTCAATAGTTAGCCTGTAATGCGTGCCGCCTACTTGGGTATCGTTAGCTTTAGTGCTTGGCTCGTATGGACACTCTATGCAGCTACAAAAGCCTGAGCCGCAGTTCTGTGGACGCTCGCTCATTTTTTATTTCGATCCATATCATCATTCATCTTAGAAAAAACAGCTATAGCTCGCTCCATTAGCATCCCTTCTACTTTGCCTGATTCAAACGCATCACGCTCGGCAACTAAAGCATCGTTTAATTTCTCCTCTAGTTCGGTTATACGCTCAACCAAACCCCTAATTATTTTTTTAATTGTTTGCAGTTTTGCTGCTAAATCAATTTGCTCTTGTTTTGTAATTAAACCTGATTTAAGTATCTCAATGTCTTTGTCTATATTCATGATGCTAATTTCCATAAGCCAATTTGACTAAACGCATAACCTGCCCAAACCATTCCGGTGCTCATATTGCCTTTGTGGAATTGCTCAATACTTACCCATAGGTAGGCAACTCCGGTCGCTGCGATTAGCCAATGGCTCATAATTATTCCTTAAAAAGGTGTGTCTGACTCTTCGTCTGCAATGCTTGCCTGGCGCTGCCGTGGCTGCTCGTCTTTAGCTTTAGGCTCAAACAAACTAAACCAACCGTCTGAGCCAACAGGTACAGCCTCTAGCTTGAGTGCTAGACCGCCTGTCTTGGTGTTCATAACAATCCCACACTTTAGCCAACGGCGCTTCTCAGTGCCGTTCTTGTCTGTGTAGCTTCCTGTAGATGCCATTACTTCGTAAGCGATACTCATTTCATTTTTTCCTTTAAGCCGTTAACGGCGCTATTTACTTCGTCTAAAAACTTAATTACTCGGTCTTGCAACTTCTCGATATACTCATCGTCCCTGTAAACACGGACAATCAGCATTTGTAAACCATCCGGCAGTCTTGGGTCAAAACTTACGAAATCACACCACTTCCGACCCGTAACTGCTAGTTGGCATTGAATCTGCGGGATGTACTTTGTGGGCACTTTGTCCTGCATAACGTAATCTATATGCGTAGCCGTGTTTGGACACTTGATCTCGATAAGCCCATCCTCGCCCACCAACCCGTCCGGTGAGCATCCAAACATAGGGATAGTCTCGTGCTCAACAAAGGCAACTTGGTCTACAAAGCTACCTGTCTTAACCTCGTATTCAGCACGAGCTAAAGGCTCTTGTTCAACTCCCCATTGCATAGCAGCATTGGTAAACGACTCTGTTTTGTTACCCGTAAGCCGCTCCACCACTAGGTCAGCAAGGTAATTCCGATACCCTGCTGTTGTAATGGATGACATTACATCCGATACCTTGGAGGCAGTAACTTTGCCAGCACGCAAGGCAAGCCACTCGGGACTGCCTTGCTCGATCATTCTGCCACCTTTGCTAAAAGTTCAGCCTTACGAGCATCCTTAGCCGCATTGACCTTTGCAAATGCCTCTGTATCGCCTTTAAACAGCTTTACAGCGCCTGAAAAGTGGGTCTTGAGTGAATCTAAGTCTACGGCTGATTGGATCGCCTTGACCGCTACCTCTACATCTACCGTAGGTTTCTGCCTGGACGCTGCGTTACCGTCATCATCCTCACCTGCGATACCACAAGCCGCCATAATGCTGTAGCGTCTTGCATACGACAATGCGCTACCGTAGCCCTGTGGGTCTTGCTTACTAGCGGGAACGTGCAACATACCGCCTTTAAGCATTTCGCCTGACTCGTGCAGGAATACGGTTTCTACTACCACTCCGCTATCGCACATAGAAGTTTCTTGGTATACAGCAATCCCGTTATTTAGGAGAGCATCGTTTACAGCTTCCAAACAGGCAGCTAGATCGGCATACTTGCTACGGAAATGTGGGTTAACAGATGTTTTAAGTGCTGGGGCAAACTCTCGCTTTGCCTTAACAAACGCTTGTGCTATTGCTTTCATTTTGTCACCTTGTAGATTCGTGCTTCTATTTTGTCTAGCATTTCCCCAATTGCAGGATCAGGACTGTAGTAAGCCTCGGAAATGGTCTTTAGCAAGTCCATAACAAAGTGTTTATCGCTCATGTGTTCAGCCCAGAATTCTGCGTCACGGATCGGGTACTTACCGTCTGAGAACGCTTGCATAATGCGGACATTGGTTTCGAGGTTCATAGCAGCTCCAGCACAAACAAAGCGCCAAAGGCAAAAGCGGCAATTGCGTAGAGTGTTGCATCGTATGTAGATATTGTTTTCATTTGTAGCTCCTTGGTAAAGTGATGTAACTGTAAATCTGTGTCTTTTATGCGTATATAGGGACTTTCCCTAATAGACTTAAAACTCAAACTCCTTTACTTCGTACCGTCCTTTAGCGTTTTTTGACCATCCTTGTACTAGCACCCGCCATCCTGACCGTAGCATCTCAGGGAAAGCATCACTCGCCTCAATCTTCTTAATCCTGCTAGACATATTGGACTTGCTCGTAACCTGTACCGCTACCGTCTCTCCGTTACCAATGCAGAGCAGGTCGATACAGCCGTACAGATCATGCCTACGCTTGGTGAAGTAGTTGTAATGGTCGCAATTAGCTACCTGATAACCTAGGGACTTCATGAGTGCTATCGAGCGTGCGGATGGTGTCATTTCGCTGTCCTATCAGGATTGGCTTAGATTTGAAATTAACGCCCGCTAGAGCGTTTTGTTGGTCGGTGATTCCCACGAGTACCTGCGGTGCTTCTATCGGCGCTCCTGTGGTCTTTAAACCCCTGTAGCGGGTCTGAAACTCCTTAGCCACAAACGCCCACTCGTCTTCCTCTTTCTTGCCAAGATGCACCCACCCACCCATGTCTTGTATGACCTTGTGGATAATCGGGTCTGTAAACTGTACGCTTTGGTATGTGCCGACAGAGCGGATAGCTTTGTCTACGAGCGACCAGGCTTGCAGGGCAGTATCAATATTAGTACCACCAATAAGTTTTACAACATCTGCGGGTTTAGGTAGGAATTGACCGTTATCAGGGTTAAGCAGATGGCGAGCTAGTGCGTCCTTTACAGCTTTCAGGTCGTATTGGCGCAAAGCCTCAAACCATATACGCAGAAGCATGGTGCTAACTTCCTTGCCGTAGACCGCAAACATACCGCCCATAAACTGAGCAAACTCTTTTTTATCTTCGTCAACCATTTATGAAAGCCTCCGCAGCCTGTTGGTTAGAGTTCTCTAGCGCCTGTTGCTTACCCGCCTTGTTTACCCACTCAGCCTTAAACCCTAGCCACCCACGAGAGCAGCACTCCATAACAGCCTCGTTTAGAGACCATCCTGCCTTGTCTGCCTCTGCCCGCAGTTGGTTGATAGCTGACTCGGTAATAGGTGACTTCTTAGCCCTGCGGACTTCCATGTAGTCCAACCATGTTTGCGCTAAAACATCATGCGGGCGTGATACTTTTGGCTTTGTATCTTTTAGGATACTTTTTGGCTCGGAGGTAACATTTATGTTACTCAGGGATAGCTTTAGGAAATGCAAAGCCTGACCGCCTAAGCTGCGACAGTTCTCTGCTGCTAGGTCTTCTAACTGCTGCCGTATCTCGGATGGTATGCGGATAGATATTGTTGTGTCGTTTTTCATGCGTCCCCCATTGCCATCTCAAGTTTGTAATTGACACACTTTGCAAACGCTCTGGTGTCAAACCTATTCCAGTCTTTACGCACAATACCGTCCGTATCCAGAATGTCGTAGTCGTAATCCAGAATCCCGCAATCCTCGCCTGACGATAGGATATGCTTGCGTACAGATACACCCACAACACAAGGCTGCTCGTCATCCGTATCGGTCTGGATATACATAGGTAGCTCGTAGTCGTACATTGTTATCTCCTGTGGCGTTAGTGCCATGTAAGAAATTGTATACATTCTATTGCAAATGTACACTAGGTGTTTTCCCTAAGTTGTGGCAAATAAAATCCCATTAACTGTTTGCTAGGTTTTTGGGATTTTTTCCGTGTATAATTCAGGTGTTGGTGTGAGAAACCGATGCAAACCGTTTAAGTCTGTGTCTTGACCCGAAAGGGCGTTCTGTCTCACAAAGATAGATTTCTCACCAAGATGCAGATTTAAGCGGTTTTTTGTTTCTTAACCATCCGTACTCCACACGATAGCAAGAGCCTATATGGGCTGCGTGGAATAGAACATAGGCTACTGTACACCCCAGAGCAAGCCTCGCCGACTTAAATGGGTACGGCACAAGGTATAGGGACATGGTGGGACAAGACCTATGCTGACTGAACATTAACTCCGTGTAGGACTGGTATATATCTTTAAGATATCTATGGGTCAGGCAGGTAAGGCGTAGGAAACTACACGCTTACCACCCTTGGGTAAACTATCACTCAAAATATGCACACTAACAATACTAGGGTTAGCGATAGTAAAAACTGTTAGTTATCCTGTGGTACATTCATTGCGTGGGTACTAAGCGTTAGCTCCTTAGTGGGTATGAAAAACATGAGCATCTTGGCGGGCGCTCGCACTCTTCACCCAATCTTTAATTTGATCCTGCTTTATGGAAACCCACACCTAATTCTGGAGACAACAATGGAATACAAAGGATTTACTATCGACCAGCTACCTATCCGGCAGGGTGCAATGGAGATTCTCAGGAAGCCATCACTTATAGGCGGTAACTTGTACAAGTCCGTATTTGCTGAAAAACAACAAGAATGTAAACAACTTGCGCCTAAAAGCAAAAAATAGTATCATTTGGGCGGGGTAGTGTTTTCTGAAAACTTACCTCAATCTCCTTGGTTCTTTGCCTCACTAACGTGGGGCTTTTTTTATGCACACAATCGTAACCGTTTGCTGGGGCAATTATTGGGAGACATACGGTAAGCAATGGCTACAAGCCGCTACCGCAATCTCCGGTAAGCCTGAGATTATTATTGTGTCTGACAAGCCGTTAGACACAGAGCATAGGGTCGTTATCAATACGACCAAGCACGCAGGTCTAGCTAGGAACGCAGGTATCCAAGTGGCTACGGGCGATTATGTATCGTGTTCTGATATAGACGATGTACCTTACACACACTATTTCGATGGTGTGGATGGTGTCCACGACATAATAGGCTTT